GCAACGGCTGTCGACTAAAATCGACCAGGTGTGGTATCTAAAGAAGCAGCTCTATGTAAATAGAAATGCGATTAGATATCTCTTGAGACCTCTTGCGAGGATCCCAACCACTGCGGTAGCCTTTCGGCACTCGCAGCTTCCTAATGTTACGCCGGGGTCTTGCGACCCTCGGCGTATAACATGCATTAGGACCAGCGGAAGTTACATAGCCTCCGGCCATCAACATCATATCGAACAGGCTCTCTTTGAGCCTCTTACGATCTGATTCGACAGCTAAGACTTTGTATCTTCCTTGAACCTGTGCTGACAGGACCCCTTCACTTGGGTCATGCCATTCAGGTATCAGAAGTACCCTTCCGTATAATTGGCCTTTCAACCAGCCGATGGTGTTTGGCAGCAAGACTTGATGTCTAGCTGACCATTCCATCATCTGGTTAATGGCTACGAAAATACTGGAGTCGTCGTCGAGGTTTTTTACATAAAAAGGCGTTATATCATAGCCTAAATAGTAATCACCACCACACGACTCCCGGAAGGGTCCCGAGGCGTAAGACTTATCTGTATTCACAATAAGTCCTGCGTCGCTTAAGACCTTACATATAGCCGGATACTCGTGCGAAGGAACGATAATATCGTCCCCATACACAGCAGTATCTGTCCAGTCGATTCGGAGGTTTTTACCCCCCCTAGTCGCCCGGTAGCCATATATAAGTGCAACAAGCAATAGCGTCATCAGAGGAAACGTAAAACCGTTCCCCATGGTAGAAACCATGTTCATTGCAGTCCAAGTGCCAGGTGTTGTCTCAATTTCTCTTGACCGAATTTCGAGCAAGAGTTTGAACCAACGTCTAGGCATTATAGCTCGTACTAAGTCGAGGCTAATCATATCAGACGCGGACTTGAGATCGATAGTCGCAAGACTATCGTCAATAGATCCGCGTTTAGCAAGCGCCTTGTTTTTCGCCTGCTGAGTTGATATGTCTAACCCGATAAAACGAAGAGCCCCTTCGAGATATGATCCTGCAGCAAGCTGCATGACCATATTCCCGGAAGGCTCAATCGCAATTGTACGATCGGTGTCCTGATTTTTCTGGACAGTTGTCAGACGCGAACCTCGTATCCAGGAGTATCCTAAACTTCCTTTACGCTCATCATTGAGCTGGAAGTAGGGATTATCTCTCCTGAGTTTTCTGATATGAGGAATGCACCAAGAAGTGCACGTCATGTCCTGCGTGATTTTCTGAGCGCAATGCGACCCACGGATTCCATTGCTGGAACCGGGGCCAAAGCGCCAGGAGTCAAACAGTAGATCGTAATCAAAAGGCTCCTGTATGGAGTCTTCGACCATGAGCTTAGTATAGCGCTCGAGCACGATAGTTACAAAGTGCCGAGCGTTAGCCAAAACATCAGGGTCGAGAGATAGAGCAACTTCTCCAACTTTACTGTTGGTCTCGATAAATTCGAGCGTTGCTTTCTCTCTAAGACTATCGTTCTTTATAAGAGCCCGTTTCTGAGCCCTTATAGACTGACGGCTAATAGCTTCCTTGACTGTAACGTCAAGGGCTCTATTAGAAGCAGCTTCAAGGTCTTCTGATAGGATTGTGAAGAAGTAACGTAAAACATCACTCCGATAACCCATGTTACTATTGGTCATAGAATATCTCCTAATGACTGATTTAAGGGATTAGCTAGCTCTTCACAGAGCCAGCCAAGCGAGTATCAACTTGAGGAGTTCCTCAAGTGTTAGTACGAAAGTTTCTAACATAGTAAGATCTACTATTGATACAAGCTATAGAACGCCTGACACAACTGTGTCCGCAATTCCGTCAGCTTGCTCCCATCCAACGCCAAAATGGCAGGATAGGAGAGCTTTCAGTTCTTCGGGCTCAAATGTGTCAGCGCCAGCTGGAATATCAATAATTGTCGTAATACGAGCAACTATTGCATTCTGGCCGGTAGCCGGTTCAGCACCTTTACGAGTAATTAACTTGTAGGTGTTCATCGGCACGTTTTTAATAACCCCTGTAACGGGATTTGCCTGTGGCAACGTACGCAACTGTGGAGGACGGAAGAAGGTGACACTGAAAGGTTTACTAACAGTGTTGACTTCCACGCCCGACTGAGTACCACCAACAGCGGAAACGGCATATTGCTTGCCGTTAATGCTAGGTGCTACATCAGTTAGCAGTGTGTATGTTGGACTAGTGAAGCCAGTTATGGCCGCACCGGTCACAGGTGAACTTGGAGCAAAAGACATAGTAATGCCTCCTTTGTTAAAGCTAACAGTACCTCAAGACTTATGTCCTGATATAAATACTGCAGCTAAGTTAAGCAGCTTATTAACTGCATTGGTACCGATTTCATCATGGCTTTTAAACCTGAATGATCGGTGTGGTAAAGAAGCATGCACAGTACGTTCGAACCCAAACCACTTATACGACGCCCAGTCTTCCTTGCTGCTCTTAACAATAACAGCAGGATTGGAAGACCCGACGTGGGACAAGTGAGTCTGAGTTTCTTGCGTATACCTCCTACACTTGTTGACATAAATCGTTTCCCCAGGTGGGGATTCAAAAACGTCATCAAGGTAGGCGCCAACTGTGGAGAAGTAATCAATGACCCATGAGAAAGGGACAAGCTCCCAAGCAACGCTTGGTAACTTACCCAACTCTAAGCCAAAATGATCACTCACCCCATAGTTATTGCCGGCCTTCACATTCAAGTGAAAACCAGCAATATAGCGATAGGATAAGTTGTGAACAGTCTGCCCCTGCGTAACCATACTACCGGATAGAAATGATCCGGCAGCGGTTCCGTAGTTGCGACTGATCCAATCCTTCTGTGCATCCCCTTTGACACGCAACGAGTAGTTTCCATTATCTAAATATTTTTGGATACTCTCTGACAGATCCTGGATATCATTTAGCGTCGGCGATATGCCGAACGACCAAGTGAGCCAGGCTTCTGCAGCGTGTTTAAAGGCTTCTTTCTTTGTCTTCTGAATGCCAGCCATTAGATCAAGCATGGCCCGCGCAGAGTTAGCAGCCCCGACTATAGTACGTCGGAGTTCAGTTAACTCAGCTAGCGGGACCAAAGCATCAAATTGGCCAACGTTACTCGCTAAATGGCTTTTGAGCCGCCCGAGTGCCTGATCGTCAAGATCGGAGTCACTGGGGAAGTCAAAAGTAGATCTATGTCCCAACCACGTCGCATCATTCCAAGATTCCTTCTCGTAATTCCAAGAAGGTTCTGGAGGGATCCAAGCGTTGTGGGATATATTTCCAGGCTTTATGTACTCAAACCCCGTACGAAAGTACGGTTGAGATGCATCAAGCCCCTTAGCGATTTCTACCTGATAGGAAGGGTTAGCATTTGTAGTAATCACCTGATCCTGGACCTTTAACGACAGATCAGTATCCACCATAACGAAGTCCCAACCGGGATAAATAGCTTCGGTATGATGCGAATACTGACTGTGGTGATAAGATCCAGGACGGTTACTACTCATTTGCGTTCTCCTCATATTTTGGTACTGACCGTTAGAAATGACGGCCAGAGAAGCCCATGGAAGACTCTTTACAGAGTCTTCC